AGATTTCATCTACGGACTTTTGATTGATCGTTGCCATCTTATCTGCGCGGTCGATCTTGTCCGCCATACTGGCCTCCGTCAGATCAGACCAGTGCAGATACCAGTCTTGCGCCGCAAGGATGCGGAACTTTTCAAGCCGCTGAACGAAGGACATAATGTTTGGCCGGACTACGTTTGTCCGACGCGACATATTGGTGCGGCTCCACTGCTCGGCATCCTCCGTGCTGGCGCGCTCGCCAGTCTGCGAGCCGACCAGTATCTTCATCGGGATACCAATGGAGGCGGCGAACACTTGCAGCGGAATGTTGAAAAACTCTTCCGGCTGGGGCAGCGTAATCGAAAGCGTTTTCGCGCTCATACCCTGCAGCATTAGCATAGCGTCGAACCCGCGATTGAAGTCTTCAACCTGCTCGTTCATCTTGTCTGCAATAGCAGCAACTTCGACGCCCATTCCCTTTGCCATGTCCGCGATTGTGACGTCCGAATCAGCCTCGATAACAGGCGCGCTCTTGGCGTTCTTCCAAAAGCCTTCGCCGCCCGCGCCGCTGATCTTTTCCATGTCAATCAGGTTGTTAAAACCCGGTTCCAGCATCGAGCGGTTATGAACCGTCCCGTCCTTTGACCAGATGAAGACGCGATCCGGGTGGACCTCAAAGCTGCGATTTTTAGCGACCTGATCAAGGGCGTTTCCGACCTCGGCCTCGTTGAAGTTATACATAGTCGGCTGGCCGTAGTCGACCGATTGGGGGTCCGTATTCCAAGCCGAGACTTTGAGCTGACCAGCCCAAGCGGGGATGACATCGACAAGACCGTCAAGCCCTCCGCTTACTGTATCGACAGGCATAGCGAATTGCTTGCTGTCAGCGAAACGGAGGATCAAACCGGAATAGCCGCCGACCATTGCCCGGCGGTCGGCCTCCGCCATTTTCTGCCAGAGGCGGAGGTCATCGAACTTCTGTCGTATCTCGCTTTCGTCGTAGGTCTCCGCGGCCTTCTTATTCTCCCAAAGCTCGGGGTTGTCCTGCCAAGTCTTCAAGATGGTCTGCTCGACGCCTGCGTTGGCGATCCCGTTCCGGATATAGCGCTGATAGGTCGACGTGAAATCAACCAAGTCGGGATAGCCGAAATCTTTGTTGTGATCGTGCTTGGAGTTTTGAAAATAACCCGGATACATGCTTTCCACGCGGCGAACCGCATTTATGATCATCTTCAAGGGGTTCATCTGTTCTTCTTTCGCAGAAAAATTCCGGCTGACTTTTCGTCATCCTGAAGCATCAGCTCAGTAAGCGCCCAGACCAAAGCGTCAGCGCGATCAGGCGATCCTTCTCCGGTGTATCCGTTCGTGCCGAAGAGGCACATTTGATCTTCAAGCTCAGGCAGCGATCCGATATGGGAGACGCGGCCTTGCTCATAAAGCGCGGCCACCGGCTCCGCTCGGGCGACCTTGCCCCGGCTTGCGGTCACCTCCTTGTAGCTCACGCTCTTGTCGACCGTCCTGATGACGTGTTCGACCATGGCTCCGCCGAAGTTCCGCTCGCCTACGATCCGATCTGCACCGAGGGTATTATAGGCCTGAACGGCTCGCCGCCCCCATCCATCGGGCGAGAGCTTGCAGGTATAGTCATCAAGCACATAGGCCCGACCGTCGACGCCTTTTCCCGCTCCCACGATCCCAATAGGGTCTCCATCATCTTCGATGCCAGCCGTTCCGCTGGGGTCGACGGCGATTACGACGCGGACTAGATCGGGGGCCTTGGATAGGCGGTGCTTGTCGATGTCGTCCCGGTTCCACAAGGCACCGAGCATATCGTTAAGCATTTCAGCTTCAAGCTCTTGCCGACCTAGTCGTGTTCCCGAGTAACGCTTCTTCAGCTTGGCCAGAAAGACCGGAGGCAGATTGCCCGCGTTATCGAAGGTGCTGCCCCGCGTCACGACGGCGGTTTTGTCCGCCATGATCTCGCGGAGGACGGCAATCGGGCGAGGCGTCGTGCTGACGAAGACCTTCGGGTCATCACCCTTCCGCATAGTGAACTGCAGCATGTCCCAAGTGTCGCGGGCGTAGCGGTATTTCGCTAGCTCGTCGACCCAAGCTGTATCAAATTCGGGGCCGCGCAGCTGGTCGGGCTCGGTGCCGTTATATCCTGTTGCTAGCGCCCCATTCGGCCACCGGACTTTTGTAGGCTTGAAGGTAGCGATCGGCCGCTCATGCGGCGGGTATATCGAGAGGAGGCGCGGGACCATAACGCTGTCAAGGTCTTTTTGGGTCTCGGCGATCAGGGCAATATCCATCGCCCCGCCGGCGACTCGTTGCCTGATCCATTGAGCGCCTGCCTCGGTCTTACCGAAGCCCCGCCCGGCCATCGCGAGCCATGTGGACCAGCCCCCTTCCGGGGCGATCTGATTCGGTCGGCCCCAGAACCGCCAGTCGTATTCGAGTTCGGCCAGCTCCTCTTCACTCAGCCCCGTCAATATCTCCTGCCGGTCCGAGTCGCTTTGCGAGGCCAGCAATTCGGCCAGCGATGCGTTCGCGGGTGCTGATACCAAGTTCGATTGCACCCCCATTTGCCCCTGTAACCTCTTGCTTCTCGGCCAGACCAAGATCGCGCGCAATAAACGTTGACTGCAAAAGCCCTGCTGCTGCGTTCTCAAATTTCTGGGTGTAGATTATCTCGTCGATCATCTCGACTGCATCGCTCCACCCTTCTCCGCGGGCAGCGTAACCAGCAAGGCGGCTCGATGGGATATGGAGGAAGATCGCCAGCCCTTTTTTCGTATAGGGGCGAACCTTCGATTTGTTGGCGCGGACGATCCCGCCCTTGAATTGCCAGACTTGTTCCTCAAGCAGAGGATTGTCGTTGCACCATTCAAAGTATTTTGCGGCCTCAGCGAAGAAGTCTTCAGGACTATAAAACTGCCGGGGCCTCTGGATCCTAGAACGGTCATACATCGGTCTCACCTTTACTTGGTCATCTCACATCCCCTCATTGCGTAGCACTACAGGTCACTCTGCTTTTTGCTTCAACGGCGACTGGAGCCTGCCACAAGCCCCAACACCTATATGTGGGGTCATAGATAGGGCAGGGGAAAAATGAAGGCAACAGTTATTTAATGATTTTCAGGAGTTATTTTTGGGGCCAATAAATGCCACGGGACTGTCCAGAAGTTACCCGCCATCAGAACCCGGACGTTTCCGGTGGAGGGGGACACTCTTTCGACTTCCCCCGGCACCCCTTCAAAGACCGGGGGCAGGTAAACCATAACGATGTCGCCGACCTTCGGCAGCTTCCTTACCTCTTCGGGGGCCTTGGCCCCCGTTAGGGCGTGGACGCGACGCATCAGCTCGATTAGTGCCGTATCAGAGCAGGTCGCCTCTTCCCCGGTTATCTCCGGCATAGGGGCAAGGCTGAACTCGGATGGAACGCGTGTTCTCAGTCTGGCCAAATCCTCGGTCCAGCAGAATACAAGACCGCGAATGAATATCTTGTTATCGGCTCCGAAGAGGGCAGCGATGCGGTATCCTCGCAGCCGCGCCCATTCGGTAAGTCTTGCTGCGTCATAGCAGTTACAGATCGTCCATGTATTCAATTTACCAGCCCTTGAGTTTTGCGAATTTCGACCACTGCGTTGAGGCGGTGGACGGATTGATCCCGGCGGCAATGCAGGCGTCAACAACCGCCCCGCGGCCGGATCGGTTGGCAATTGTGCCCGCCTGAAATAGCTCCTCGGCGATAGTGTGGACGCGGGCGGTAGCGCCCGATCGAGGCGCGGCCTCCACCGCGGCTGTTCCATCGGCCGCTACGCGGGGCGGTTTCTTCTTGCTGGCCCAATCGTCCGGGGTCTTAACCGGGCGGAAGGGAAGGACGACCTCAAACCCGGCATCCCATGCGGCTGGGATATTTACTTCGGAGAAGAGGACGGCGACGAAGCCGTGATCCGGCTCGAATTGGGCGGTGGCCGAATATACCCCGAGCGCGCCGTATTCCTCCTGCCCCCGATTGGCGGCGGTCTGGGCAAGAGGCTTGTTCGGGTAGAAGGTCCGAAGATCGCCTTCGACCTTTGGGACCGACTCGAATGTATCTGCTGTTTTCATGGCTGGTTTCCTTCCTTCCCGATCCTATCCTAGCCTGAGCCTAGGGTCAAGCCTGCCTAATTCTCACCTGTAATACCACTTCACCTTTTGCTCCTTCTTGTCGGCGGTTCCAAACCAGCCCTCAAGGAAAGCGGCGATCGAGTCCATGATGTAACCATCATTCTCGAACTTGTGGATCAAGCGATTGCCGCTGCGAAGCGTGACGGTGAAGTCTTTGTTCCAGTAGGCGCGGATGGCTGCGGGCTTGCGGTCCATGGTCTTGTCTCCTTGCTTGCTTCTGTTCTGCCCCCTTCCTATCAGCGAGGGAGGGGACGGTCAACACCTTTCTACAGGCGTCAACCTCATTCTCACGACGCGGCCTTAACGGACTTGCGTCCAGCCGCATACGAGGCTGCGAGCGCGGAGTGAATAGCCCAGACCGCTTGGTCGCTGAAGTCGAGGCTGTCCGTATTACGAGTTTCAAGCGTCTCAAGAAAAAGGTGTAGCTTGGCGATTTCGAGGAGCTTTGCGTCTCTGGCGATGTCATTGGACATTTGCTTTTTCCTTGCTTGCTTGGTTTCTATATTCTCTGTATATCGACAGGCCCTGTAGGGGTCAACAGCTTTCTTACTTCTTCGGCAGCAGATCAGATCGGATCAGAAGGGCGATGCCATCGTCGCCGACAACCCCATACCATCGTTGCCCTTGAGCATCCTCCAGCCTAGCGCCAAGACCCACCGCGGCCTTTCCGATATTTATGGTCATCGTATCGTAAGATGGATTATCGGGTGCCAGATGTATGACGCGGGTCATAGCCTACCGCCTCTCGGTGGGAGCAGAAGCCCAATGGAGAAGGGCTTGCGCGGATCCGGCATGACCAGTCGTCTCCAGCATCTTCCGGGTG